GCCCACTACCGGGCGGAGTGGGCACGTGCCGGGTACAAGCCCAACACGATCGGTGCGAACTCTGCAGACCGTGGCCTTGGCCTCAAGCCCATCAGCCCCGCAGAGGCGGCACGTATCGAGCAGGCGTTTCAAGCCGAGCTCGCGCGTGCCATCGCTGACACGAAGTCGGCTGATGTGCGCCGTCTCGCTGGCCTGCTCGGCTAACAAACTTCCCCGTGTGATGCGGGACGAAGAAACACCCCGTTTGGGGTGACACCTGGCCCCGCGATGGGGCCTTTCTCATCCCACCAACGAGGAGTGATTTCTCACCATGACCGTAATCAACGATGCGTCCGTGATGGACGCAACAGCCGAAACGATCGAACCCGTCGAAGGCGAAACGACCGACCCCATCGACCCCGTAGAGGGCGAGGGCGCACCTGTCGAAGACCCCAATGCTGGAGCGAAGAAGGCTCTGGTCGCTGAGCGCACCGCGCGCAAAGCCGCCGAGAAGGAGCTTGCTGCGTTCCGAGCTGCGGCCGCACTCAAGGACAAGCCTGCAGAAGAGCAGGCACTCGAGCTGGCGCGTGCTGAGGGGCGCACTGAGGCCACGGCGAAAGGCAACGAACGGTATATCCGTGCGGAGCTCAAAGCTGCGGCCACGGGCAAGGTCAAGAACCCTGCTCTCGCTCTCAAGCTCATCGACACGTCAGGGATTGACGTGGACGACGACGGCGAAGTCGATTCGGACGCCGTTCAGGCGGCGGTAGCTGAACTTCTCACCGAGTATCCGGAGCTCGCCGCCGATGGCGCGCGTTTCGGTGGCGGTGCTGATCAGGGCGCGAAGGGCAAAGCTGCGAAGGCAGCCCAGCTCTCTGAACAGGATCTCAATTCGATGACGCCCGAGCAGATCAGTGAGGCCCGCGCGAGCGGACGCCTCGACACGATCCTCGGCGTCAAACACTAACCAGAAAGGGGGAGAGCCATGGCTCTCACCAACTTCATTCCCATCGTCTGGAACTCGCAGCTCCTGCTCGACTTCCGTCAGGCGGCAGTTGCAGCGAACCTCGTCAACCGTCAGTACGAAGGTGACGCACGGTCGGGTAACACCGTCCGCGTGAACACTGCTGGCGCGATCGCGATCAAGGACTACAAGACTGGCCTGGTCTACGACAACCAGCCTGTCCCTGCACTGATCCCGCGCACCACGGCACCCGATGCGATCACGTCGACCAAGGCGGATCTGCTCATCGACCAGGAGAAGTCGTTTGACTTCCTCATCGATGACATCGACCGTGCACAGGCTGCTGGCTCGCTTGGCGAGTACACGCAGTCGGCGGCTGAGGGCATGGCCGAGGATGCAGACAAGTTCATCCTCAGTGGACTGTCGACCACGAACGCCCACCTGGCTGCTTCGGCTATCACCACGGGCGACCAGGCGTTCGATGCGATCGGTCTTCTCAAGAAGACGCTCGATAAGGCGAAGGTTCCGACCAGCAACCGTGTCGCTGTGATCAACGCGGAGTACACGTCGGTTCTGCTCAAGGCCGCGTCGCGTCTGACGAACGTTGACCAGTCGGGTTCGCCTGCCGGTCTGCGTGACGGTTACATCGGTCGCCTTCTCGGCATCGATGTGTACCAGTCGGAGAACTTGCCGATCGTCGCGAAGCCCCAGGTTGTCGCCTGGTACAAGCCTGCGTTCTCGTTCGTGTCGCAGATCGAGAAGACCGAGGCCATGCGCCACGACAACTCGTTCAGTGACCGTCTCCGTGGCCTCCACGTGTACGGCGCGAAGGCGTTCCGCCCCACGGGCATCGTCGCGTTCACTGCGTCCTGATCGGAAGGTGCGACGATGACTGCTTTCGCTGAGGTCAATGATCTTGAGGCACTGCTGGGCCGCACGTTTGAGGCGTTCCAGCAGCCGCAGATCACGGCACTGTTGGAGTCGGCGTCGTCGCACCTTCGCGCGGTGGCTGGGCAGCACTTGTTCCCGGTCACCGTGTCGACGTACACCGCGTACCCGTCTGCGGGGCGTGAAGACCTCCCGCAATGGCCGGTCGTGTCGGTTGACACGGTCACCCGGGACGGCGCCCCAATCCCGTTCACGTACCGCCCCGGCTACATCCTCGTGTCGGGGAGTGACCCGGTTGATGTGACGTTCACGTGGGGCTTCCAAACGGCACCCGAAGAACTCACCCGCCTCGCATGTGTTCTCGCCGCGCAAGCGTTGACAACGCTCGAGCTCGGGCTGGGGCTTTCCGCCGGCGGGCTGTCGTCCCTCGCGATTGATGACTTCAAAGCCGCATTCGCTGACGGTGGCGCATCCACTGGGATGACGTTGACACCTCATGCTGCTGCGGCTGTGCGAACCCAATTCGGGCGTGGCGACATGCACGTGTTGGAGACGAACGGATGAGCGTCCACGCGGGCGCCCTGACGATGGGTCGCCGCATGGCTGAGTCCATGCACACGGAAACTTTCACGGTCTCGCGTGCGACGGGCAACAAGATCCAAGACCCGGTGACGCTCGAGGAAACCGACGAGCTCGCCGTGATTCATGCATCGGTGATGGGTAAGTATCAGTTCCCGGATTCGCGTCCTAGGGATGTGCAGGTTCCGGGGTTGAAGGTTGCTGAGACTGCTGCTGAGTGGCATACGTCGATCACCGTGTTGGGGGTGCTGACTGATGACATTGTGGAATGCATCGCGGTTGGCGAGGGTGGTGACCCGGAGCTTGTGGGGTCACGTGTGCGGGTTGTTGGCCCGTTCCTGAAGTCACATGCAACGGCTCGTCGTTTCCCTGTGGTGGAGCTCAGCTAATGGCTGACAGTGTTTCCTTCAACTTTGATGAACTGAACACGCTTGCCGCCGACCTGGGCGAGATCCCTCGATCAGCGCGGAAGAACGTGCGCGCCGCGCTCGAGGTGACTGCCCGCAACGTCAAGGACGCATGGCGCGGAAAGCTTGAGGGCTCCGAGACGCTCCCCGCGCTGCCGTACGCGGTGACGTACGACCTCGATGGCAACCAAGTGTTCGGCGTGGATGTGCTCCGCGCTGAGATTGGTTTCGACAAGTCGCGCAGCCAAGGGCCACTCGGAAACATCAGCGAGTTTGGTACACCGTCAACGCCGCCTCGCGGGTTTGGGCATGCTGCGCTGGAAGAGAACCAGGCCGATTTTGAGCGTGGCATCAGTATTGCGCTCGATGAGACGTTGAAGGAGGCGGGGCTGTGAAGCAGCACAATGATTGGGTCAAGGCACAGATCCAGGGCATCCCCGCGCTGGCCGCAAAAACGTTTGTTCTCAATGCCCGCAAGGATGGCACTGGATCGTTCCCGCCGGCCCCGTTCGTGATCATCTACCCGGTTGATGGTGTTGACACGGTGGAGCGTCTGGCTGGCCCGTCGTCCACACAGAATCCGCGGTTTATCCTGCACATCATCGGTTCGTCGTATGACAACGTTGCGGCCGTCACGGCGCTCGTGAAGCCCTTGTTTGTTCAGGATGGCGACGGTGTCACACCGGTCATTCTGGGGGAGTCGTGCGGGCGTGTGTGGTGGCGGTCACCGCAACCTGTCGCGCTTGACCGTGACGTGACCCCGCCTATTCCGTTTCAGGTGATTGAGCTCGGCTTCACTGCCGACCCGGCCTGACTAACACTCTCTAAGCCCTCGCCATTGCGGGGGCTTTTCTCATTCCACCCGCAATCCGCGGGCACCCGGTCCTGCGGGGTTCTCCGACAGGACTACCTAGCAAAGGAGAATCCCATGGTTGATGTTGCAGATACCGTACCCCCGGCGATGGATGTGGATGGCAACCTTGTCATCTGGTGGGTGCCGACGATCGCTGATCTCACCGCTGTGAAGGCGTCGACGGAGATCGGCGGTGCAGGCTCAACGCGCCTGACCCACAGTTTCACTCCAGGTGGTTTCAACCTCGGAGGCTCGCAGGCGAAGAACCCGGATGAGCGTCTTGCGTTGCTCGAGGTGCTTGAAACCTTGGGTAAGGTGACTCGCAGCCTGTCGCTCGAGTATGTCGATTCGGCTGACGTGAAGGGTGCGGCCGTGGTGTTGAAGCCCACCCCGCCCGCTGAGTCAAAGTCGGGCTTCTTCGTGGTGCGTCCGATGGTGTCGAACAAGGTCATCGCGGCGGCGGCACAGACCGGGTATGTGATCCCGGCCACCGTTGGCAAGCAGATGCGCCCAGTGACGGGTAGCGGCAAGTTCCTCGTCATGCAGGAGGTCGTCATTACTGGCCCCGTGGTCGACACCGTTTTCGCCGCGTAACAACCACCGTGGGGGCGTTTTCTTCGCCGTGCGCCCCCACGGTTCCATCCCACGGCGAAGAGTGACGGCGGAGATGAAATGACTACTTTCGGTGAGAAGTTGGCGGCGGCGCGTGAGGCGCGTCCCACGAAGGATGTTCAGGTCGCGCTCGATGGTGAGCTTGCGATTGAGCGCGAGAAGCTTATGGCGGCGATCGATGCTGCGAGCGACGATCAGCGGCTTGCGTCAGTGTCGGAGAAGGACGAGATCAAGGCTCGCCTGGATGCGCTGACGGAGACCGCGAACGATGCGTTGGTGACGTTGCGGTTTACTCGCATGTCTGGGCGTGCGTGGGCTGAGCTCACGTCGAAGCACCCGGTGCGTGTTGATGTGCCGATCGATCGGCGCTACGGCTACAACTATGACGCTGCGTGCGAGGCTGCTGCAGTCGTGACAGGCGTTCGTGTCGATGGTGACTCGCTCGAGCCAATCAGCGAGGAAGAGTGGCGCGACCTGTTCGACGTGCTGTCGGGCAACGAGGTCGGCCTGATCCGTGATGCGGTGTGGTCGCTCAATGAGTTTGACCCGCAGCAGCGGTTGGACGCCTTGGTAAAAAGCTCCGGGGCAGCGTCGCGCTCCGGCAAGATCTAGCTGCCGCGACGCGTCTCGGGATCTCCCCGCGGAGGTTCTGGGGGTGGCAGCCACGAACAGTCCACGAGTACGACGCTGACGGCCGCATGGTCGCGTCGGTCGCTGAGCCTGAGTGGGATGACGAGCAACGTGACCTTGTGGTCGCGTATGCCATCGTGCAGGCCAATACGGGCACGCAGGGTGAATGGTTGCCTGATGCGACATCGGACGGCGCCGACCCGAACAACTATGTGGTGCCGTACCGGTACGTGACCAAGGGGCCGTTCACGAACTGGGCCGAGAAAGATCGCCTCGACGCGATTGACGCGTTCAAGAAAGCGGCTGGCGAGAACGCCAACCTGAACGGCATGTACTGGGCCGTCGAGAAGCGCGAGTTCTAGCGCCGCAAAAGTCGGAGCACGACGCCGATTCCGCCGACGACGGCCCCAGCAATGAGGATCAACAACCCGTAGCGGGAGATGGCCTCAGCCATATCGGGCACGTTCACGAATGTCCCAAATAGGACGAGCAGTAGCCCCACCACGGCGATACCAACACCAATTGCGGTGGTTATCGCCCACGGCTCGCGTTTCGTTCGCTCAGTCATGCCCTGACCTTACAACTCGATAGCGACATCCGGAGGTGCGTCTTGGCAGATCGTACAGTGCGTGTCACGCTCGCGGCTCAGGTGAACGGGTACATCTCGGGCATGGAGCAGGCGCGTAAAGCGACTGACAAGACGAAGGATGCTGCGGCTGATGCTGCAGCAAAGTTCGAGCAGCAGAACCAGGCGATGCGTCAGGTTGGCGGCACGCTCATGGCCGCGGGCGCTGTGGCGCTGGCTGCGACCGGTCTCGCGGTGAAGGCCGCGGTCGATTGGGAATCGGCATGGGCTGGTGTCACGAAGACTGTCGATGGCAGCGCGAAAGAACTCTCGGAGTTGCAGGACGGTTTGCGTGGCCTCGCGAAGGAGCTCCCGGCGTCACACGAGCAGATCGCGGCGGTTGCTGAGGCTGCTGGCCAGTTGGGTATTCAAACACCGAATGTGCTCGCGTTCACGCGGGTGATGATCGATCTCGGTGAGACGACGAACTTGTCAGCCGAAGAGGCTGCGACGTCGTTGGCCCGCTTCTCGAACATCATGGGCACCTCGCAGGGCGACATGGATCGACTCGGTTCCGCGATCGTCGGGCTGGGCAACAACTACGCCACGACCGAGGGCGAGATCGTCGCAATGTCGATGCGTCTTGCTGGTGCTGGCAAGCAGGCGAAGCTCTCTGAGGGCGACGTTCTGGGTCTCGCAACCGCAATGTCGTCGGTCGGCATTGAGGCTGAGGCTGGCGGCACGGCGATGTCGTTGACGAT